CTGGAGGAATTGTAGATACAGATTCAGTATTTACCATCCATACAGCTGGGGATCCCTTCACGTTAGAGATAACAACAAGAGCAGCCAGTCAAGTACTATCAGTAACAGAGATAGACCGAGAAATCGATACTACCTCTACTACTACCTCCTTATCAGTATTCTCACAATAGGATTACCAAGTTATGCTGAAGAGGGAGAAACCAACAATACATCAAATCCTGTGGCAGCAGCTACTGGAAATGTTACAAACCAAGCTGTCCAATTCCAAAATAATGGAGCCCCAAGTCGTCAGAATTTCGGACCGGGGATATCCTGTAACGGTGCGACGATGACCTTTAGCCCATTTTATATGGGCAATCAGGTTGAACCACAGATACCTGTGGATCCTGAAGGTTACGTCAAGAATGAAAACTGGGGTGCCCAAATTAATTTTATGGTACCCCTAGACGGCGGTATTATTGAACGTTGTAAATCAACAGCTGATAGGCAAATAGAAAAAATGCAATTGAATTATGAACTTGTTAGAATTGATAACTGTGCAAAATTATTGCAGAAGGGACTAATGTTACGTCCTGGAACTAGAGTTTATCATTTATGCAGCGATATAATCCCAATTGCTCAATATCAAGAAGAACAGAAACAATCTAAAAACAACCCACTAATCGACCCAAAGTATCATGACACTACTAATCAAGCCCATCCTTTTAGCATTCCTAAAGAGCGACTCAGTAAAGCAACTCGTAATCGATTTACTTTCGGCTTACGTAAAAAGGACTGACAACAAACTTGATGACCAAGCGTTAGAAATTGTAAAGACAAAACTATTTAGTTAAATGGCTAAAGCCACAGAAAAACATTTCAATGAGTTACACGGTCTCGTCACTAAAGAATTTCTTAAACGAGTTAAGAGTGGCGAGGCTAGTACTCAAGATTTGAAAGCAGCCTGCGAATGGCTAAAGACTAATGATATCACTGGAGTTGCTCATGATGGCAGTCCTTTAGATAAATTAGCAAAAGTAATGCCTAAAATAGATCCTGAATTAGTTCAAAGGAGGATGTATGGCAAGTCGTACGTCTAGATATTACAAAAAGAATAAAGCGGCTCGGAAGAGACGACTTAAGCAACAGAGCCGCTACCAAAAAACAAAGAAAGGTAGCGCTATTAAAAAAGCTGCTAATAAACTAAGACGTAGATTAAAACTAAAAGTTGGCGATAAGAGAGATGCTGCTCATTATAAGGGTAGTAAAACCAAAGGTCGGCCTCAAAGTCGCAGTAAAAATCGTGCTCGTTTAAAAATTAAAAAGAGGAAGAAGAAGTAATGGGAGCAAAAGAAATAGCTTTTAAAGGCCTAACTGAATGGGGATCTCGTTTAGGACGTCAAGTATTTGGCAAAGAAATACCTCAAGAAGTTTTCCCTATATTAGGTAAAAACGGTTTTTCTAAAATAGATGCTGATATTTTTAGCAGATCTATAGATTTTGATCCAGAAGTAAGAGAATCACTAGACTCATTAATTAGAAATGCAGCTGATGGATCTGATGATGCTTACATGTTATTAGAAAATGCTGCTAAAGATTTCGGTGCTGAAGATGCAGCTCGTGAAAGTTTAAGTAAAACTCAATATAAATTAGCTCAATCTCAGCGTAAAACTTGGAATACCCAGCAACAGATGATAGATGATGCTCCAACATTATCTGGAGATAAAGGTAGAGTTGCTAAAGCTGGTATGCAAACGCAATTTGAAGGACCAAAGGAGTATACTAGTGGTTCTCAGTTTGAAAGGCAAGGTCAAATGATAACTAATAGGCATCATGCTATAGGTTTGGATGATGCTAATGATGTAGTTGTTAATCATCAATCTTATCAAGGTGTAACTCCAGATTCTCCTTCACCTATTATTCAAGCAAGAGAAAGAGTATTCGGTATAAAAGCAGGTAATTATGAACAGAATATGGTTGATATTTTAGATAGTATAACAAGGCCTTCTAGAACTGCGAGAATAGCTGCTATTAGTGAGCAAACAAATGGTATATTAGATTCTAAAACTATTAATGATGCTCTAGGTCTAACTGGTTATAAACCTAGAGAATTAACAGATGTAGAATTAGGTCAATTTGATTTATGGAATAAAAAAACAGGTGGCTCAATAGAAGATTTTATGGCTACTGTTAAACCTGATAAAGGGGGTAAGTTTACAGAAGGTTCATTCCCAGACATTAGAGTTTATCCTCCAGGTGCTAAACATTCAGGTGTAGATAAAGTTAAAGCTCCTTTAGAAGTAATTAAGATAGATACAGCCGCTAAACATAAGAATAGATTTAATTTAATTTTTGATGCATTAGATAGAAATAATATAGATACTAAAGTAGCTAGAAAAAACTTTAGTTTAAAAGGTTTGGAAATAGATTCAACTCTTGATATCTATGGCGGAGATCATCCAGTAGTTCATGCAGTAATTAATGCTTTAAAAGATAAACCAGGTACAGCTTTAAATCAAATAAAACAATTAGGTCCAGATGGTATATTTAATCTATCTTTAGAAGATGCTATTAAACTGGATTTCCGTTCGATACAAGAAATGGAAAAAGTATTAGCTAATGTACTCCAATATAGATATAGTAAAGTTAAAGAATTATTTGCTAAACAACATCCTGAATTAGGAGCTACTTACTTTGAGAAATTAGATGCTGTAAAGAAACAAGAATTCTTTAAAGCAAATATAAATACTCTTGCTGTAATGGGTAATGTAGAAAAAGCAATTACGATAGATAATGCATTAAACCCAATTAAAGATTGGAATAATCATATATCCGATACCTTTGGTTGGAGACCTCAAGCTTTATTTGCTACTATTGAAGAGATAGAGGCAATTGCTAAAGAATTATCAGAAAAAGTACAAACAACTATGCCAGGAATAGAATAAATGAAAACTAACAAACGGCGAGAAGGTTTGAAAATCATGGCTCTATCTAATGCAGCTAGTACTGCTTTAACTAATTATAAAGCCACTAAAGACAAAGAAAACGAGAAAACTGCGTCTTTAAAAGAGAAATACAGAAGAAAAAGCAATCAAACTAAAAGGAGGCGAAGGTAATGGCATCAGGACCAAGAAATGGTAAAATGAAACCCTCTCCAAAAGCTAAGACATTAGCTGGATTAAGAGAAATCAGACCTGGAGTTCTAGTTAATGATAACTATAAACCAGGTAAGGATCCAGCTTTAGATGCAGTTATTAAAAAAGATCCAACTAAAATTAAATCAAGTGGAATGGGTGATCGTTGGAAAGTATGAATAACGTCGTAACCGCCCTACAGGACGATTTCAAACTATTCCTACAAGCTTTGTGGGAACAACTCGATCTACCTTCTCCTACTAGGGCTCAATATGCAATTGCAGATTACCTGCAGAATGGTCCCAAACGGCTTCAGATCCAAGCTTTCCGAGGTGTTGGTAAATCTTGGATTACTGGTGCTTTTGTTTTGTGGACGCTATTTAAAGACCCTGAAAAGAAAATAATGATTATATCTGCATCTAAGGAACGTGCAGATAACATGTCCATCTTTTTACAAAAACTAATCATTGAAACTCCATGGCTCGTACATCTAAGACCGAAATCAGACGACTCTCGCTGGAGTCGCATCAGCTTCGACGTCGCTTGTTCACCACACCAAGCCCCAAGCGTAAAGTCGGTGGGCATAACTGGACAACTAACAGGCAGCCGCGCCGATTTAATGATTTTGGACGATATAGAAGTTCCTGGAAACTCCATGACGGAG